GAAGATATTCGTAAGGACTATGAGTATACCAGGGGTAATCTATATTCGATCATTGAAAAGGGACAAGAAGCAATCAATGGAATCTTAGAACTTGCTCAAGAGAGTGAGATGCCTCGTGCATATGAGGTTGCTGGACAATTAATCAAAAACGTATCTGACGCTACAGATAAATTAATGGATCTTCAGAAAAAACTGAAAGATGTCAATGATGATAAAGAAAAAGGTCCTTCAACTGTAACCAATAATGCACTATTTGTTGGCTCTACTGCGGACCTTCAGAAGATGTTAAAGAATGTCAACAAAGATCTAAATAGTTAAAAAGATAAGAGATGGCCGCTACTCCTGTTGTTAATATAGTTATTGCACAAGGTGCAGATTTTAGTGAAAGTTTTACTTCCACAGAGTCTGATGGAACCGCCTCAAATCTTAGTGGTTTTACTGGTGTTTCGAAAATAAAGAAATATCCAGCTTCACCAACTTCTGAAAGTTTTACAGTTTCTATCACTGGACTTACAGGTGAAGTTTCAATTGCAATGACAGCAGGGAAAACCGTCAACCTTAAACCAGGAAGATATTATTATGATGTTTTATTGACATCTGGTAGTGGTGCGGTTTCGAGAATGGTAGAGGGGTCTGCTATGGTAACCGCTGGTATTACAACCTAATGGCAACTGTAAGAAAAGGTGCCTCTGGCATCAAAAGTGTCTCAAAAAAACAAACCACCAAATCTGCAGTAAGAAACGTTAGACAACCCACTACCCTTGGTGATATGGGTGACACTAGTTTTGGTGTTTTAGATGAAACAAAAGATGGTCTATTTGTTACTTTCAACAATGTAACCAAAAAGTTTGAATTGACTACCGCAGATATATTACTTGAAAGAGCCTCTGAAGATAGTGATCTTCCAGATGACTTTATTTCTCAAGTTGAAGATGAGATTAATCTAGGTAATCTTGAGGTGTCAGGAGATATTGATGGAGGAGCTTTCTGATGCCATTAAGGATTGTAGATACTGATGATATTTTACCAGAGGATACTAACATTCCTTCTGTATTACAATATGATGCTAGTGCAGGTAGATTTAGACTTAAAAATGTCATCGTAAATTCTTCAATTCTGACTTCATCAGTTATTGACTCGGATTTACCAGATTCTTTTATAGCCCAAATTGAAGATGAGGTAGATACCGATAATATCACAACCAGAAACTATGATGGTGGATCTTTTTAAACTAAATAATAGTAAGAAATATATCTTTAGATATCTGTAATAGGAGGGAGCCCTGTGGCAGCGCCAGTAATTCAGTTTAAGAGAGGTGTATTAGCCAACCTCCCTGCTCTACGTGCGGGTGAACCTGGTTTTACTACCGATTCATATGATTTGTATGTTGGTGTTAATTCAACCACTGAGGACAACCAATTTGTTGGTTCGGGTAGATATTGGACAGTAAATGGAACATCCACTGGTAGTGGTGTAAACCTGGTCGAAGGAACCAATAATGGTACATCTTTTATAACATTAAAGGCTCCTGACAGTCTTTCTGGTATTGTGACCTATACAATGCCTGGAAGTGATGGATCAAATGGTCATATTCTTACCACTGATGGTAATGGAGCTCTATCATTCTCTGCACCAGCAGCATCAGATTTCACAATTGCTGGTGACAGTGGGTCTGATACATTCAGTACTGGTGGAACACTTACATTCACTGGTGGAGAAGGTATTGATACCGCCATCACCAATGATACGGTTACCATTACTGCAGAGGATGCGTCTTCAGCAAATAAAGGTGTTGCCTCTTTTGATGCAACTGACTTTACCGTAACTTCTGGTGATGTTACTCTGAATGCAGAAAGAGTTCAGGACATTGCTGGCGCAATGTTCTCAAGCAACACAGAAACTCTGATTACTGCAACTTATCAAGATGCTGATGGTACTATTGACCTGGTAGTTGATAATGATTTGTCAAACTATGACAACACATCTTCAGCATTCATCACTGCATCATCTACCGATACTCTTACTAATAAGACATTTGATGCTAACGGAACTGGTAACTCACTGTCTAATGTAGAAGTTGCTGATTTTGCTTCGGGTGTTTTAGATACTGATATCTCAACTGTATCAGCAAATGATGATACTCTTGCTTCTGCCAAAGCAATCAAAACTTATGTTGATGATCAAGATGCAAATATTGCTTCTGACACATTAACATTTACGAACAAAACATTTGATGCAAATGGAACTGGCAACTCACTGTCCAATGTAGAAGTTGCTGACTTTGCAGCTGCTGCAATTGTTCTTGAATCTGAAGGAATTGCTTCTAATGATAATGATACCTCGATTCCAACGTCAGCTGCTGTTAAGAATTATGTTGATACTGCAATAACAGCGGAAGATTTAGATTTTGCTGGTGATTCTGGAACTGGTGCTGTTGATCTTGATAGTCAATCACTTACTATTGCAGGTACTGCAAACGAGATTGAAACTTCAGCGTCTGGTCAAACCCTAACTGTTGGTCTTCCTAATACAGTTACAGTTACAACCTCATTAACAACACCAACTGTCAAAGCCACTAATCTTCAGGCTAATGATGGTACAACCGCAATTACAATCACCGATTCAACTGGTGCTGTTGCTTGCAATCAAAACCTTACAGTTCAGGGTAACCTGATCGTCAATGGTTCAACTACTCAGGTTAATACATCACAGACAACTATTGAAGATCAACTTCTTGAACTGGGAATGGTTGATGGTTCTGCACCATCTTCTGACCTTAACAAGGATATTGGTGTCATCTTTAATTACTTCACGGCTTCTGCTAAGAAGGCAGCAGTGTATTGGGATGACTCAACTTCAAGAATCGTTGTTTCTTCTGATGTTTCTGAATCGTCAGGTGTTCTGACAAACAATGCTGGTGCTGCACTTGAAATGGCATCTCTTCATATCAGTGGATGTAGTGGAACTCAGGAAGTTATTAAATGTTCGAGTGGTGAGGTTCTTATTGAGAACGCAACAATTGATGGTGGTACGTTCTGATCCTAATAAAACACAATAAATAAGGGGGTAGAGATACCCTCTTTTTTTATGAATGAAAATGATGTTAAGTATTTGATCTCGTCATATCAAACTACTTCGAATGATCTTTTTACTCAGTCAATTGCAACAAATGCAAAAATAAGGCAGTTGACAGATTTAGTAGAAGCACTTAGCAATAAGGTAAGAGAACAGGAAAGGGAGTTGGAATCTCTAAGATCTGAAGTACCTAAATCGAAAACTACAAGAATTAAAAAGACAACTGATGACGGTGGAACGTTCTGATAAATATCTATACACTTATATAAGTGTTAAAGGTATATACCAGGTATTATAATGGCGAGCCCAAAGGTTAAGTTTAAGAGGTCTTCTGTTGCAGGAAAAAGACCATCATTAGTCAATTTGGAGTTAGGAGAATTAGCCCTTAACACTTTTGATGGTAGAATATTTACAAGACAAGATACTTCTGGTATAGGTATTGGTACGACTGTAACTTTACTAAATCCTTGGTCTGAAAATTTTGGTGGTACTGGTATAGAATATACTGGCAGTATCAATGTTACTGGTATTGCAACTTTCAATAATGCTAATTTTTCAAATATTAGCGGAAGTAATATCAATATTACTGGTGTAGTTACGGCAAATTCTTTTGTTGGTGATGGTTCGGGTCTTACAGGTATTTCGGCTGGTACAGCAAGTACCTCAAATGTATCTTCTAATACTACAATTTCGGGAATTATAACTGCTTCATCTCAGTTCTATCCACCAACTCTTACTACGGCTGAAAGAGATGCACTTTCTGTTAATCAAGGTGCATTGATATTTAATACCACAGAGAATAAAGTCCAAATGTATCTTGGTTCTGAGTGGAAATCATTAGCATTCGAACTGGATAGCTACTCTGTAATTGGTATCTGATAAATAATAAGAGAATTTATACTAATGTCTGCCGTAACTGATCTCGAAAAGGGTTTAATTAAACTGAGTGATATTTCGTATGATTCAGTTGATAAACTTATGAGAAAAATTGCGAAAGACAATGATATCTCTGCTACTGAACTTCATCATAAGTTCAAAGCAAAACATAAAATCATACCTGACGATTGGGTGAAAAAACAAATGCAAGAAGGTTGGTCTGACAAATATAAAAAGTCTATCAACTGTGACGACCCCAAAGGTTTTTCACAAAGAGCTCATTGTCAGGGACGTAAAAAGAAAATGAAAGAAGCTAAAGACCATGAAGTCTCAATGGCCCAGTCACAACTCGACAAAACCATTGCTAATGCTAAAAAGTTAAAGAAAAAACTTGGAACCAAGGAGAAAGATATTCCTGCTTGGATTCAAGCAAAAGTCACTGACACTGACCATAACATGGATGCTGCTGCATCATACTCTGAAGGCAATCTTCATAAATGGTTTAAAGACTCCAAATCTAAAGATGGAAAAAGTGGTTGGGTTAATGTAGTCACTGGTGGTACATGTGCAAGTGATGAACCTGGTGAAGGAACACCTAAATGTGTATCTTCATCTAAGAGAGCTTCCATGACAAAAGCAGAAAGACTGTCAGCTCAAAGAAGAAAGAAGACAGCAGATCCTAACCAACAACAAAAATCAGGTGCTGCTAAACCAACTTACGTTCCTACTGACAAACCCAAAACTAAAATGAAAGAAGAAACTTTTAGTGAAGAAGACAAAAAAGGTACGGGTAGTGGCAAGAAAGATGCTTGTTACCACAAAGTAAAGGCTTCTGCAAAGGTC